GGTGGGGTTTTTCATATTGATTGTCTTGAACTTTGATTTACCTGATTGAACTGATTTACCTGAATTGAAAGTCTGAAGAATTTGATTATGATTACTGATTAAAATAGTATTGATTTAAGCGATAAAAAGTTAATTATCATAATAATCAGTTTTATCAGGTAAATCAAAGTTCAAGATAAATTCACGATTCATTCATCCAGCATTGTCCAGAATTTGTCATATAGGAGATTCCATTGGTTGGTTGCGGCCGGAATCAGGTAGGGTCTGGCGGGGAGGTTGATTTGTCGCTCGCCTTTTCCTTTGAACTGGATGGCCAGTTCTTCAAAACCATCTGGAATGTCTACGCTGGTGCCTGTACCAAATTCGAGGTAAGCGGCATAGCCAGACTCAGCCGAAAGTCTTGCCGTATATCCATCATCGGTAGTTTCATAAAAAATATGATCACGATTTAATCCGGTATCGACAGGCGAGTTGTTTTTAGCCTCTTGCACAGCCTGTTTCCCGGCTATTGCCAACTGCTCTTTGAACTCTTCGTGAAAGAGGTTTTTGATTTTCACAAACATATCTTCCACTGTTCCGAGATTGCCTATCTGCTTCGACATTATATGCGTGCGATTAAGGTTAATACTTGTTTCGTATGGGTGTCGTTGTCGGCGATGGCTTGTATGGTGTAACGTCTGTTTTTCCATTCTACCTGAGTGATTTCAGTAGGGGTAAAAGCGGGGTTCTTCCATACTTCAGCGGTTAACATCTGGTTGAATGTTAGCTGGCCGTCGGCACTGGTTCTCGGCAGGGTTTTCTCCTGAATGCAAGCCAATGTGCTAAGGCTCAGGGTTTCTCCTGTAATGGTCTTGCCACCCTGATTATCGGTCGACACTGTTGCGGTATAAAACCGGATTTCTTCGGTAAAAGCTAAACCTGCCATGATTACACTTGTGTTTTGGTTTGTACGCCTCCCATTTTCAGTTGTTTGGTGCGTGGCTTACCTTTGAGTTCTTTGACGATGCCCCGCTCGACATAGCTTTTCAGAACCCCGGCTGAAAGTTTTACTTTCGTGCCTACAGGCTGTTTCTGCCCTGTGCTGTTGGTGGTTTCTATTAATGTTTCGGCATTCATATCGGTAATGCGTTTACGTGCATGGTTAGTGCCTTAGGCATGGGTATTTTGTTGACAAATACCTCATAGACCAGGGCTTTAATCATTTGCTGATGGATTGGATCAATATCTTGTCCTCCGGCCTGATAGGTGATTTTTATGCCCTCGCTGAACTCTCCGACGAGTGTTAAAAAGCCCCCTACGCCTTTCAATTGGTAGGCTTCTTCTGCTATTCCGGTATCCGATAAATCGGTTACAGTGATAGCGCCGTTGGAATTTACGGGCAGGTAGGGGAGCTTAGAAAAATCGTAGAACTCTCTCCAAGAGACTACAACCGACCGTGGTATTAGTGATATACCCAGTTTATCTTCGACAAGCCTTCTGCAGGCTGTATTTAAAGCATTCAGCGTTTCGTCGTGGACGCTCAGACTGGCATCCATGCTGATGAAGCGTTTGATTTCTGAAAGGCTTACAGGCTCTTCAAAGCTATCGGCATCGGTGAGTTGTACCGACATGCCCCGGGTGATTCTTTCGGTGATTTCAGATTTCATTTTTTTTGTTGTTAAACCCCACCCTACGCGGGCCGCCCCAACCCTCCCCAACAGTGGGGAGGGAGTTAAAATACGTTTTTTCAAAATATGAAAATCTGTATTTTGGAGCAGGAATTATTTTTTCAATCCCCCCTACAGTTGTGGAGATCCGGGGTGGGGGTGTTTCCTCTAATTTACGTGAATCCAGGCGTTGAATGCTGTGGATTGGGTGCTGGAACCTATTAGTCTGACGCGGTAATAGGGGTAGGCGTGAGTAGTCAGTTTCCAGATTTTTAGCTGTGTGGTGGTATTGCTGATGGCTACGCTATCAGTTCCTATTTTTTCGTAGGTGATGCCATCTACACTGCCTTGAATACTGGCGTATCCGGCGGGTGTGCCTGTACCTTTGGCCAGATTCAGTTGAATGGTGACGGCTGTGGGGCTGAATCCGGTTGATTTGATAGGTGTATAGACACTGGCATAAGCATAAGAAGCATTTGTCAGTAAGCCCGTGGTTGGTGTGGGCTTGAGTTTTGCCTGTGCCATAGCACCTATCGAAATCACCAGAAATGTTATGGTTTTGATTAGTTTTTTCATTTTTGTTAAAATTAACCCCACCGTAGCGACGGCCGCCCCGACCCTCCCCAACAGTGGGGAGGGAGTTAAAACAATCCTATTTATATGGATGGGAATATTTCAAATTGAGTAATTTTTTAGTCCCCTCCCCACTGTTGGGGAGGGTTAGGGTGGGGTGGTTTTACCCCACCTTATTCAGTGCTGCAATGGCTGCTGCGAAGGTTCCTTTTACCAGAACCTGTGTATCATTGCCGCTAACGAACTGGACTAAACGTTGTTCGACCAGGATGGTTTTTTTGTTGTTGATGAAGTCATCACCGGATAGACCAATCTGTACGGTTAAGCCCTCTCGATACAAGACATTCACTACCGACATATCGCCGCCTACGAACTCACCTGAGGCAATGGCTGTGGTTGGGATAATCTCCAAGCCACTGATTACTACGCGGCCCGTGCCTGCTACTTCGTATTCTTTCCAGATCGGGTGTCCGTCGGTGTCTTTGATTAGCTGGATTTTTGCCCAGTCGGCTGAGTTGACGAATAAGGCATTGCCGATACCGTAGGCTAATTCAGCCTGTAAGGCAATGGCTCTGATGACATCCAGTTCATTAGCCATCGGGATTTGGGCGGCTAAGTCTCCGGCGCTGAAAGGTGTGGCGTAATGTGTTAAGCCATATAGGTTATCGTCTGCGCCGTCGCCATCAATCAGCTGGTCTTCTGTTTTTACCGACAGGCGTTTTGCCATGTTGTTCTGGATGTAGGAGATAAGCTGTGGCAAATCGGCCAGCATTTCGGTGGTTACTTTGCCGTAGACTGCAATTTTGCGCACTTCGGCGATTTTCTCTACGTATTTGACCGATACTCTGGTTTTGGTTTCACCCTCGGCAATGAATACCGGTACTCCTTGCTCGTCGGTTTCTTCTACCCACAAGGCACGAGGTGCGCCGATGGTACCCGGAGCGGCTACGCTCAGGTAACGCTCTTCACGTTGACGGATTTTGGAGATTTGTCCGTTATTCTGCACGAGTGAATATTGGGTAGCGCCTGCACCAATGGTATTGGAGGTGGTGATGTCAACGGCGGCTTTGGTGCCTACCTGAAAAACCAATGGCTCTGTCTGACGGCCATTTGCCTTTACGATTGCCTCGATTTCAGCTTTTTTGGCTTTGGCGGCGCTCCATAGGGCATCTTCCAACGATACGTAGTTGTTGGTTTTGGTGTGCACCTGTCCGTTGATTTTTGCTGATATATCGTCGTTCTGGGCTGATAGCATTTCGATGAGCTGACGTTGCTCGGCTATCTCCTTTTTGGTGGCGGTGGCGGGGTCTAATGAGATACCCCGTAGTCGTTCGTCAATTAATCCGCCAATTTCTTTTACTGCTGCTTCTGAAAGTTGAGCCATTTTAGTGTTGTGTATTAGTTGTGTGCTAATTTTTATGCGTTGGGCGAAATCTATTCGAATTTTAATATATTATCCCTACGGGATACTAATGTCCAAAATGTTTAATGATTCTACCGATATATCGTCCCTCTGGGACTAATTTTACCAGACTGGATTCTCATTTAGGTACGAGATATTAAAATTTCTACATCTATTTCGTACAACGAGTTAATTGTTTTCAAATAAGAGTGCGTCGATTTCCTGTGTGACGGATAACGGCTTAGTGGGTGCGGTGGCGCCCGGCTGAGTGTTGGCGTGCAAGGTTTTGAACTGACTGATTTTGTCTTCGAGGTTTTGGGTGGTAAACAGCAAATCCTGCTCTGACATGTTTTTTCTGAGGTTGTATCTGAGTGCCGAGAGGTCGGCTATTATTTCGTTGTATAATAGCTGTGGGTTCTCCTGGTAGGCGGTTTTTACGGCGAGGGTTGGGGTCTCGGGATTGGCGCCCCAAAGTACCACCGAACCCTCTAATAGTTTTACTTCGGAGATTTCGCGGTGGGTGTCGAAATCGTGAAATTTGATGGGGATGATGCCCACGCTGTGTTGGTTGAAATAGCCTCTTTTGTATTTTGAATAATTGAGCATTTCGATAGGGTCGGACTCATCGAAACGGGTGATGCCGATGAGTTGCGAGCCCTCAACATATAAATCCTGTAGCTTGCCTACTATGCTGTCGGTGCGCCAGATATGGTCTTTGAGGTGGTATATTTTAGCGCTACGGCTTTTGGGGCCGTTCTCGGAGATGGTTTTGGTATAGGCACCACTCAGGATGACTTCGTTGTCGAAATCAATTATATCAAGGGTACTGAAAACAACCTTGACGGTCTTGTCGGCTTCTCCGAAATCGACGGACGCGCTGATTGCTTTGGTGTACATTTTAGTCGGCAGCTGTTGTGGGTGCATGGTGTAAAGTATGATATTTTAACTTTGCGACAGCTAAATTATGGCAATAAATACTCAAATACTAACTTGCAGCACCAATCCACACATAACAACACGATAATGCACTTTATGACACTTTCAGAAAATTCGGTAGTAAGAGTAAAAGACGTTCAGGCCATTTTTCAATGCTCGGAGCGCACCGCCAAGATTAAAATGCGGTTGGTTAGGGAGGCTTTAGGGAAGCCTGTAAATAAGGATG